CTGCACGTGTTGGCGCAATTGGGGAAGCACCACCAGCAATTGCAATATCCCTAAAGTCGTAGTCAGCAGCGCCAGCGGTCAGCGTGGTGACGGTCAGGGTTCTTTGTGTGCCAATGGCGTTTGATGCCAAGAACGTGCGGTATGCCGCTGCGGTGCCAGCGTTTAACGTTAGCGTGGTAATTGTTTGATTGGCGCTGAATGTAACTGCGGCAATACCAACGGTTGTTCGGCCAGCAAATGACAGCGTATTGAATGTGTTTGCACCGGTTATAGAAAGGTTTTTCCCAACCGTGCTGGTGAAACTGACGTTATTGAATGTCAAACCACCAGAAGAAATTCCAGTAGCTGTGCTTGACAGGTTTATTTGTGAAGTACCGGCGTTAAATGTGAGGTTGGTTATTGTTGCCGCATTAAATGCCGTAGATGTTGTGCCAGTAATTGAAACTGTTGACGCATTTAAATTTAAAGTTCTGGGCCCGGTGCCCGTAATAGTAAGACGCCCACAAGTAAGCGCATAATTACTTGTTGAGGAAGTGCTAAATGTTCCTACTGTTAAAATAAGTTCGCTGCAAGTTAATGCTCCGCCTAAAGTGTAAGTTCCTCCGCTTACATTTATGTTAAATATTGTTGATGTAAGTGATAGCCCATTTGTTGTAATGGTACCTGAAGACCCAGTGCATTCAACCGTCCAAGTACCAGTAACAGAAACACCGCTGCCAGCAGTTGTAAAATTACCTGCTATATTTGCAGTCCCGCCACTGCTTACACTAATTGATACTGTACCGGCCGATGGGGCGGCAATATCTAAATTTGTTGCAAAAACAGTTGTATTCCATGTAACTGTATAACTTGCATTACTTGAGGTGCTTACAAAGTTTGCGTTATCAGTGTTTAATAATGAAGACGGGACAACCGCCCACATGATGCGGGAACTAAGAGTGTTTGATGCGCTTAATGTATATGTGCCAATCCCACCAGAGCCTGTACCAAATGCCGTTACTGTCCCTCGTGTAGCTCCAGTAGCATAAATTGTGTCGCCAAGCGCAATAGTTCCGCCTGTTACAGCGGTAACGGTAAGTGTGGTTCCAGAAATAGATGCGGTAAATAACGCTGGGGATTTAGACGACCAGCGAATGCCGATACCTATTGTTCCACTACCACCATACCAATAGCGATCAGCCATTTACTCCTCCTGTACAGGAGGTTCTTCAGTAGGTGGGGGGTTAACGATGGCCAGCCAATTATCGAAGCGTTGCTGCTTCATGGCTTGAATCTGGTCGTCAGTCATCCCGTGGCCATCCGACAGATGCAGGGCGTCCCGAAAGACGCCATACTGTGAGTCAAATTCAAAGTCAATCTTGACCATACCCCACCCCATCAAGCTGCATCGAGGCTGAAGGTGTAGGTCACATTCAATGTGTCGCCAGACACCACAACACGGTCTCCGGGAGACTGGAAATCAGAGGCAGAAAACAGGATGCCTGAAGTTCCGGTAGCCACACTTGCCAAGAAAGCACCAGCCACAGTGCCGCCAGCGCCAGAAATGCTGAAAGATGCAGGGGACGCGCTATTGTCAATCACAGAGGGGTCTGCGGTCGTAGCTGTGCCGAATGTGGCGGTCTTGCGGTTACCAGTGTAGTTGGTGAACTCTGTCCAGCCTGCATGCGATGCCAGCGTATCACCAGCGGCAATCGTGGTACCCGATCCCGGCCCGGTGATCAAGCCAACATACCAAACGGTGGTCTGAGTGGCAGCATCCAGATAAGCTGCGACCATGTTTTGCAAACCCTCATTGACCACAAGATTGTGAGCTTCTTCTGCCCACTTGACCTTACCGTCTGCTCCTACGCATTCAACCCGATAAACACCGCCAGCCCGCGCTTTAGCAACAGGGCGAGTACCAGCAATCATGCCAGCGGTCACGGTGTCGGTGGATTTTGCCAATTCTTTGGACATGATTACTCCTTAAACAAGTCGAATTAAAGCAGAAGTTGCCGTGTTTGCGGGCATCTGCACGGTGAAAGATGTGGTTGAAGTTTTGTCAGACCCAAAGTCCAACACGCAGACAGCGCCATTGTCACCCGGCGTGTAGATCAAGGCACCACGCGCTGTGATCGCTCCCGTCCACGCTGGGGACGAAAAATTGACGTAGGTCGTACTACCCGTCGATGTGTTTTCGCTGGCAATACTGGCAGTCACAACCAGACCGCCTGCAACATAGTTGCCGCCAGACGCCTCACCCACAGCGGTGTATGCAGTCGTGGTCTGATCCAGCGTTGCTGAGTTGGTGTACAGCGCCAGATAGAATGTATCAGTGGCGAAGTTGATCGTGCCGTTGACCAGACCAGACCGCAGCGTGTTGCAGGAATAATTGCCGGTAAAGGCCATCACTGCACCCCGTTATTCTGCGGCAACGGCGCGACACGCGCCTGACCACTGCGGTACGCATCGCTGCGCTCCAGACCATCACCCAGCCGCTTGGCAAGCATGAGCGCTTCCTTGTACTTTCCGTCGTACAGCGCCATCATGTCTGCTTCACCCTTCATAAAAGTGTAAGCCTCAACCAGCGAGCCATAAAGCAGCACAGTATCAAAGTTGTCGCCCAACCAAGTCTGACCATCAGCAGCTACCGTGATCGACTCGGGGTAATAATAGTAATGCAACTCAACACTGTACACCGCATCAGGCGTAGGGCCGAGAATAAATGACAACTCATCAGAGATTGTCACCCCTGATACCGTCGGCCCAAACAGCGCGTAGTACTTAGGGATGGCCGTGTCTGTGGGTTGTGGATACGCCTGCCGGATAAAGTTCACATCCTTGTTGAGCAGATACTCGTATGCCCCAGTACCATCAATAACGGCCATCGAATACACAGCCAAAAAATCACCCGGACAAGACAGGTATTTATTGTTGGTTGACGTTGAGCCAGTGACGTTCTTGCGCAGGGATGGGAACTGAACCGTGTTGTAGATGCGCTGCTCTGCCTGTTGAATGAAGACAGGGATATTCGCCACGAACTCCGTTTCGTAGTTCTGGGTGTAATCCTGAATCGCAGCAGACAACGCGGCGTAGTTCATGCCATCGGACCCCTTGCCATCACGCCCTTAGTGGCGCAGCCAGTTCCACGAATCTTGATACCGCTGGTTTTCATGGGCGGGTAATCTTGACTGCGGGTGTTGGCCACGTTCACATTGGCCTTGCGCATCGTCTCTTTGGCGGACTCTTCGCCCACCACAACAGATGCGACCTTCTTGGGCATTTTGCTTGTAGCCATGTCAGACCCCTTTTTGCTTGCGACCGGGCGATTTTTGGTTGGCAATCTTGGCCATGTTCCGCCCCATCTTGAGCATGTCGCTGTTGGTCTTACCGCCAGCACGCATCTTGGTCATGGGTTTGCCGGGGTGCATTGCAGCCTCGTGCTTGTGAACCGCCCGTGCGGCGGTCTTCTTGTCCTGCGCCAAGTCTTTCTTGTCCATAATCGACTCCTTACGTCGTTGCTACCGTTACTGTACCAAGGTTCACAGTTAAAACCAAGTTGTTTGGCGTCAGCGCAGCATCAAAAAAGCTTGAGCCACCAACCGGGTTCCAACCCCACTGAAAAATCCTACTACCCCCCGTGGCCGTGCCGTCTTCATCCGGGTCTGTGCCACTCGTATTCGATATCTGCAAGCCGCTGTTACCGCCCAGCCTGTATGTGATGTCTGGCCGGGGGTTGCGCACCGCCTGCGGGTCTTCAACCGGGTACATGCCAAGCTGAAGCTGTGGATGGTCGGGGTCCCAGCAAGCTGGGCAAACCAGCATGTTCACGTTCTTGGTCTTGAGCGTGTAAGTCTTGAGTTCCTTGAGCTTAAAGCGAAAGTTGCAGCGGTCACACTGCGCAATCGCATACTTGCCGGACGAAAAACGGTTGGGCATTAGAACGCCCCAGCAATGTACTGCCTGCGCGGCACAAACCGCACCGCCGCCTTCTCGTGGTCTTCCTGCGACGCCAAGTCCCAAGCCTCGTCGTACTGCTGTTTCAGGATGGGCAACCGCTCCATCGCACCCGGCACCTTGAGCGCCATGTAGTACGACAGCCCCGCCGTCATGCAGGGGATGAAGCGAAACGGCACGTCCATGACGTTGACACCGCCCCCGGCGTCCTGCACCCGGCGCATCCGCCAGTACACGAACTGGTACGTGGGGTTGCCCACAGTGCCCTGATCTGGCGTTGGCCAGACGGTAATGCGCGGGACGTTGTTGATGTAGACGGTGGTGCCCACGGATGGGGTTGTTTGAGTCGTGCCGTTCTGCGCCCGGAACACCCCGCCAAGCTGCGTGCTGTTGTTGATCCAGCCGTAGTAGATCGTCTCGGTGCCAATGTTGAGGTAACCCAGCGTTGGCAAGTTGGCCGTCGACGACAGCGTCAGGGTTTGGGCCCCGGTGTCTGCGCTCTGGTAAGTGTAGCCCGTGGGAGACACTTGGCCGTCCAACCGCTGCACCCAGAGCTGGATTGGCCGGGCTTGCGTCAGCTTGTTGGGGATCGTGGCATAGGTAGAAACACTAATACGCGTGATCGTCAGGTCGGCCTGATTGGACTGTTGGTTGGGCTGGGTGCGGATCACATGGTCGAGCAGGTCCACCGTGTCGTTGGGCAGTGCGTAGGTGTTGAGCCCTTGGATGAGCGGGATGGTGCCCTGCTCAAACGTCCACATGTTGACGCCACGGTTGGCCCAGTCTGCAAACATCAGGTTCAGGGAACGACGCGCCGTTTTGAGGTCGTAGCCCGTCCGCATCTCTGAGCCCACGCGCTCAAATGCCTCCTCGACAATCTCAGTCAGATCGAGGTTGAAACCTGCGGAACCGGATGTGGTTGCCATTACCTAAACCT